CACCTAATCCTCTTAATTCCATAGCTTCTTCTACTTGTTGAGGATTATTCATTTTAACATCATTAGCAAGTTCATCTTCTACTGCTTGAAGTTTTTCTTTCTCTTCTTTAGCTCTCTGTATCTCAGATACTGCTGTTTGTTTTACATTATCTTTTACAATATTAGCAACTTCATCAGTATTTAATTCTTTACCAACGACATTAACTTTTTTCTGATCATCATTATCATTATTAAATACGATATCATCTTCTTCAGCATCTTCTAAATGTAAAGCAATATTATCATATTTTCTATCTACTATAGAATTTACAGATTCTAATACTTTCTTAGCAAATCCCGATTTCTTTTTAATAGCTTCTTTGATATAATATTCTACACCTTGAGGACATCTTTCATTTAAGAAATCTTTAAAGCATTTATCTATATCATCTTTATAAGCTACCTTATATTCATCATTAAGAGGAATAGCATCTCTATATGTATTAGTAAGAACATCAGTAAGATATTCTTTCTTAGCCATATCTCTTGATCTATCTATCTGTCTTAATTTATAATCATTGGATTGCTTAAAATCATCATTTACTTTTTTATCATTCTCTTCGTTCTCTATATTATCCATAAAGTCTAAGAGTCTAATTTCTCTATTGTCAGGCATATGTGTTAAGGTATCCTTTCAATTTCTTAATGTTATTTGTTTGTTTTTAAGCCCTATAATTACTCAGAAGTATACTCATTAATAGTAATATCTTCTACATCACATAATAACAATTCTGGTATATACCATCTTCTTTCAGATACCGATAAATCAGAAATATCTGTAGTATTATTTCTAACTGATTGTAATGTAGTAGGATAACTATTGATATGATTAAATCTGATATGATCTACATAACCAAAGTTTTGTTCTATTCTTCTCATTAAATTAGATATAAAGAGATTATTCATTCCTCTTTCATTAATTTTTTCTACTTCAGATTTAATAAAGTTTTTAACATCTTTAATTGCTACTGTAGTATCAGTACCTGGAATAAACCACATATCAAATGATAATCTTAAATTAACAGTATCTAATTGCTGAGCATCTTCACCCACTAAGAAGTTTTTACTTCTTCCATATGTATTATAGAATTTTAAATCTATACCAGTTTCATTTCTTAATCTAGTATCAATTATATTCTGAATAAAATTATAATGTGATAAAAATGCATTAAAGAAATAAACTGATTTAACTTCATCTTTAATAGTAGATGCTCTTAAGAATGAAATAGTTTTCATTTGCACATCCATTAAATCATGAGTAAATTTAACATGACTTTGATCATCAGATACCGCTTCTGTATAATCTTCATAATCGAGATAAGTTCTTACACTCTCTAATGATTTCATAAATACTATAGGTTCTGTTACAGTAGCATATGTATTAGTCCATATATACTTATCGAAATTACCATGTGATGAAAATGGATTATCTGTCATAGATGATTCATTCACTACTAATCCACCTAATACTTCAGAATAATTTCTTTTATATAAAGTATATAGTTTTACCACTGTATTATCTATAGGAATCATAATATCATCATAATCTGTCATATTAACAAGATTTTCATATTTAACTATAGTACCATTATTAATCAAACCTGTTACATCATTAACAGGTACATTATCTTGTAATAGATTATTATTCTTATCATATTTATAATAGAAATTATTATCAGTTTCGTGTACTCTATAATATTCTCCATTAGTAGGATTTCTATAAATCTTACCAGATAATAATCTTAATTGACCATTTGACGTAATATGATCATCAGTAAATATATCTGATTTAAATAAGAAACTATCACTATCAGCATCATACTGAGTAGGAATCATTTCTGCATAGAAAATAATCTTATCTTCTTTTATTACAGTTAAAATAACTCTCATATCATTATCAGATAAACTATATCTATCATTTAAATGATAAACTGGATTTCCATCAGCATCTTCTCTATCTACTTTAATTAATGGATAAGCTTTTCTATCTACAGTCATTGTAGAAGTTACTTTACACATTATTTCATATTTCTTTTCTTTAATAAATCTTCTCTTTACAGATATATTATAACTAACAAACTGTAAATACATCTCATTATTTACATCAGTAAAATCTAAAGTAGATACATTATTAACATAAGTTAAATAAGTAGATACTAAATTAGGAGTCTTGGTAAATTTAATTAAGAATGGATTTATTAATAAGAATTTCTTCTGTGATGGATTATCGTAATTCTTATAATCATCTTCTGTTAATTCCCATACTAACTTAGTATCTTTTAACCCTTTACGCGATTTCCATTGAGCAAAAGAACAAGATCTATTTAAATATTCTGGAATAACTGATGGGTCTAATGAACCTGGAATTATATATGGAGTATTATTAGCAGCTACATCAGCATCATATAATGCTTTATAAGAATTATACTTGGTTGTATCTCTAAAGAATTGAGCTACTCCTGATGTATCACTACATGTAAATACAGTACCAGGTTCTATTATAAATACATTCTTTTCAGGATTTGTCATATCGTATAAATTAATATTTAAATTAAGAGTATTAGTTTTATATATGTAAGTATCATTTCTTACTACCATAAAAGCAGAATATACTCTTTCATATACATCATCTCTTTTTTTAATAAATAATATATCTGAATTACCAAATCTATATTTATAGTTATTAAAGAATTGCTGTAAATCACTCTCTGTTGTTAATGCTAATGCGGTTCTATATCCTTCAACAGCTAATGCTTTTAATACTTCAACTCCCTGTTGATCTCTACCACCTTGAGATGCACCAACAGGCATCGCTGCTGTTAAATATGAATTAGCATAATTATATTTTTCATTAGAAGGAATTATAGATATATTCTTTCCTTTATATACTTCAAAGTTACCATCTATACCTTTTGTCATATATAGAGTAATTCTTAGATTAGAATTAAATTCAGGCATGAAATAAGTATCTTTAGAATTGAATGATAATCTTAATACTCCTTCTTGTACTAATTGATAATAACAGAATGGTTCTTTTAATGGTTGTGAATAAACTATTAAAGTTTTCATCTGTACTTCTTCATTAGTAATAGGAGAAGTATAGAATACTTCAAATCCTGCTAATTTACCATCAAATGGTAAATCTACTACAGGATAATTTATTTCACTATTAGTAATAATTTGCTCTGTTCTTTCATCTCTAATACATTGATGAGTTTCTACTTCTAATGCAATAAATCCATCACTAGATCTTCTTACTTTAACATAAGGGTCTCTTATATGTGATAAACTATTTTTAAATTCTTCTTTAAAATATCTAGCAGAGAATAAATAATCATATCCATCTGCTGTTACTCTTCTTACTATACTAATTATAATATCATAGTCTAATACATAAGGTATATTTTCTACATATATAGTAGTATTTTTATCTATATAGAAATAAGAAGTATTTCTATTACCTGGATTTGTACTAGCTTTCATATTTTTAATAATAGCTGCTTCTTCTAATACTAATATAAATTTACAAGAAGCTGCTTTAGATAAAATATCATCTAATTGAAATATTGCCGCGTGAGAATAAATAGATTCTTCTATTTCTGCTCTATTAGGAAAACTTTCTCTAAATAATACAGATGCTGTATTAAAAGTATCTTCAGATATATTAGATACTAATTCTGTAGTATACCCAAACATACCAACATTTCTTAAATTTAAATCTATATCTTCAAAATATTTATCTGCTAATTCATTAGTAGCAAATTCTTTAACAGCATAATTATCTATATAATCTCTATTAATATTATTTTTATTTGCCATATAGATATTTCTCTACTTTCTTCGTTTCTTTTTTGATGACTTGTTTTTAGATGGAACTATTATTTCACTCCGTCCATTAATCTTATTATTATTTGATCTACTAAGAGTATCTGTAACGGGTGTACCAACTCTATTAATATAATCATTACTTGTACTATTTTCTGGTCTAAATCTCAATTTAAACTCTATAGGTATTTTACCATCAGTATTTCTAATAGTTTCTATATAAGGAGCTTTAACCATCCCATTAGTAGATGTTAATAACTTATCATCATATATTGGAGCATATACAGTACTATTACTATCCATTCTAGCATTATAATTAAACTCTAATAAAGTATTTGGATGATAATCTCTTTTAAAAGAAAATACGAAATTAACATCCATTGTAGGGTCTTTAATAGCGTTGCCAGCAGACCATGTTAATTGAGCTGATGGTATATCAGTAGGAAATATTCCATAATACTTAGACCAGAATATAATAGTTTCTCCATCTTCTGCTGTTACTATATAATAACAAGCTGCTGCATAATCTAATATCTTATTCTTAATAGTATCTGATAAAGGAGCTATCGTTCCTCTATAGCAGCCACTAATATATGATACCCAAGCTTTTAAAGTTTGATATAGATGTAAATTTCTATCATCTCCAAATTGAATACTAAACTGACCAGCAGACCTCGATTCATTTACAGTTCTACCATAGCTTATTTTAAATCCAGTATATGATGTACCATATGAATTAGTAGCTAATACTTCATCTGATAATGAAAATGATTGTGCATAGTTAGACATTAATAACATAAAATCGTGATCTTGTCCATTATTAGCAACTAGATTTCTTAATACCCATGGAGAAGCTTGAGCTATATGATTTAATTCTTCATTACCTTCTAATTCAGGTAATAATTTATAACTATCACCTAATATATTGCAAGATGGTCTTACAAAAAATACGTGACCAAATCCTTTCTGTAATGCCATATTCGGATTTGGTATTTTATATCTATTATAATAATTTGAATAAGTTTCAAGTATATTATGATGAGTCTGATTATCATCTGGTAAAAATACAGTTTTATTTAATTGACTCACCAATTTATCTAGTGGTACAGTAGATGGTTCTCCTTGAGGTATCTGAATAAATTTATTATTAGTAGAATATAATCCAGAACCTGTAGATGGAATATCAAATGCTAATGATCTTTTATCTGGACCAGCTGTTCCATGTGATCCAACATCACCTGATCTTCCTATATAATTTACAGTATTAGAAGCCATCTTTTTACCCCCTTTCTTATCTAAATCCTAGCTTATACCAGTGTTTTTTATTGATATTCCTTACAACTATTAAGATAATAATTATAGAAAGTGAAATTTATTTATTATGAAATATAGAGGTTATGTGATATCAGATATTCATGTAGGAGCTATGGATTTAAATATTCTATATAATGAATATACTGAATTATTTATAAATAGAATTAGAAAAGATAGTAAATTAGATTTTGTTATAGTATGTGGAGATTTTTTTGATCATAAATTTTATTTAAATGATAACTCTGCTAAAATGAGTTATAAGATGTTAAAAGATTTAATAGAAGTGTGTAAAGATAAAGATATACCATTAAGATTTATATATGGAACAGAATCTCATGAATGTAATCAATATGATATAATGAATGTAATGAAAATATATGATAATGTAAAAGTAATTAAGTTTGTATCAGAAGAAGAATTATTACCCGATTTAAATATTTTATATCTACCGGAAGAGCATGTAAATAATATAGATGAATATTATAGTAAATATTTATCTAATTATAATAAATATGATTATGTATTTGGACACGGAGTAATTAGAGAAGTAATGACAGATTTATCTGTTCATATAGATAATAAATCAGATGATAAAAGAAAAAGAACTAAAGTATTTACTACTAAAGAATTAGATAAGATATGTAAAGGAGAAGTATACTTTGGTCATTATCATATTAATATAGAAACTGATGATAAATTTTTCTCTATAGGAAGTTTTAGTAGGTGGAAATATGGAGAAGAAGAAAGAAAAGGATTTTATGAGATAGAATATAATATAGATAAAGAAAAATATTCTCATAAGCATATAGAGAATACATTAGCTAAAGATTATAAAACTATTAGAATAGGATATAATAACGAAGTATTCACCAATGAAGATAAATTAAAAGAATCTATAGACGGTTTTAATAATATGATTAAAAGAGAAGCATATGATAATATAAGAGTTATATTTAATATTCCTAGTGATATAGAACAACCAGAATCTACTATTAATTATATTAGAGAAACTTTAAAGAAGAGTGATAATATTAAAGTAGAGATAGTAAATGGATATATAGATGAAAAAAGAAAATTACAGAAAGAAAAAGTAAATGAAACAAATCAATTATATTCATTTATATTTGATAAGAATTTACCATTAGAGGATAAAACAAGTAAATTTATCAGTATTACTTATAATAAAGAAATTAGTAGTAGTGATATAAAAAAATACTTATATCAACCATTAAATGAAATAATATAAATACATTAGATTACACTGATTATTTTTAGTATCAGTGTAATCTAATTTATTTTTAATCTGGTATATCACATGGATTAGGTGTTTCTATACACATATGTACAGTAGCCTGATCATCCATACTTGCATACATCTTTGTTATATCATATACTTTATTTTGGTGTACAAAGAAATTCATATATGGTGTATAATTACAATTAGGTATATTCTCAGGAAATACTGATGATGCATCTACCCAATCAGTCTTATGTTCTTTAGCGTATCTCCATCCTGTATCTCCGGGATGTTCTTTTAAATAATCTTTTGATATTAAACAAAAATAAGATTTCATCATATTAATTATCTATTCCTTTACATATCGTATTATTTTTCTGTTATATGGTTAAATAGAAAAGAAACTGATCTATAAAACTATAAAATTATTAAGGTAGGTTTATATATGAATATTTTTTATTCAATTATGAAAGTTGTATATTTATTAGGTGGTATTTTTCTTTTAGCATATATAATGGATTTACTTACTAGTATAAGTAATAAATTTAATGAAGAAAGTAAGTTTATTGAATTACAGAAAATAAAAGAAGAAATGAAACCCGTTAATAAAGAATTAGATTATTTAGATAAATTAGAAGCTACTGTAGGATTTTTAAATTTTATTAATGTATTAATAGATAATGAAATTAATAATATGATGACATCATTAAGTAAAATTGATTCTAAGTATGAATTAATTAAATTAGATGAAGATGCTAAACAAATTGCTACTAATATATTTCAATCATTAGCTAAAGAAAATACATTTGTAGATAATAATCTAATTATTACTAATGATTATATTATGAAGTATATTACAGATGAATCTATTATTAAATTATTAGATAAAGCTACTAAGTATAATAGTAGAATATCATTGGTTAAGTAAGTACTGGCAAATCTCTACATTTTAACACTTCTATAAATGAATATATAAAGAAAGGCAAACTAAAGATATGATAAATGATAACCTTATGGGATTTATGTATATATCTGAAAGCGTTTCTGATAATCCTAGAGTGTCTAACATGAATACAAATAAATCTGCTGATTTATTCTATATTACATTTGATACAAATCTTCAGGATTTTGATGTAGAGAATAGAAATAAAAGATATTATGATGCTAGTAATGTAATGGAGTGTATTAGATGTGAAAAGATACAATCTCTTTTAAAAACTGGTGGATGGTTTGGTGAATTTGCTCATCCAATGCCTACTACTACCGATGAGAAATTATCTGCTGAAAGAATACAAGATGTACCTCCAGAAAAGAGAGCATTTAAAATAATGGAACCTAAATTAGTAGGTAATATACTTACAGCTAAGATACAATCAGCCCAAGGTAGTGTTGGTGAAGGATTTGGTAAAGAAGTATTAGCTGGATGGATTCCTCAGTTCTCTGCTAGAGCAATAGCTCAGATGGTAAATAAAGGTGGTAAACCTTATGTAATGATGAAGAGATTAATTACATATGATGCACCATGGTTCCCATCACATGCAGTTGCTCACGCTACATCTGCTCCTAAAGTTACTTTAAAGACATTTACAGAATCTGTAATATCTCCTACTGATGTTATTAATGGAATGACAATTCCTCTTAAGGAGATATTAGAAGAAGCTAATAAAGATTCTAATGTAGAAGCAATAATGGAAGCATTTGATTTGAATATTTCAAATATAGTAGGATTTGATTCTAAGAGAAGACACACTATTATCAAAGATGAGAATAATGTGATATATGCAAATATAAATCCAAATACCGTAAAAAAAGTTAATGACTTTTATAATTCATTTAATTTATAAAAATAATACTAGAGATAAGATATATTTTTAATCTTATCTCTAGTATAAATATTTTATTTAGTAATAAAATCTATAATATCATTAATATCCAATCTCTTTAACTCTTCTTCAGTCGGTCCAACTAAATATTTAGTATTACTTAGAATATTAATAACTTTAGCTCTTAATACATCATCAGTAATTATTGGTTCTTCTTTATAGATATTCTGTATTATTTCATTTACTCTTTCTATAATAAAGAATTTATAATCACTACATAGAATAGTTTTACCATTTAATGTATGATTAGTTAAATTACTATCATTAATAGGACCAATATAATCATCATCCATAAAATTTACTTCTATTCCTAATTCTTTAAGAGTAACATTAAATATTTCTGCTACCCTTGATGTATATTTATTATCTATTGATTGTATTCCTTCTTCATCAAACATAGACATTACAATATCTTTTCTTCCTTTAATAGAAGTTCTATATAAAGCATGGAACACAGCTAAATCTTCTGGTAATACTCCTATAGAGAAATTAAGAGTTTCAAATTCTCCGAATCTAATACAAGATGAAGAAGCTTTTTCAAGATGAGCTTTAGATTTAAAACTTCTTGATGGTAAACCTTTATCATCAATAGCTCCTGTACTTCTTGCACTAAATCCTCTTTTATCTGAGTGCTTTAATTTCATACAATACATCTCACCTACTATAGATGGAGTTAATACTTTATGTAATTTACCCCATTTCTTAATATATAGATTATCTCTTTTAATAAATGGATATTTCTTCATTAATTCAAGACATCTATAGAATATAGGTTTAGTTTCCCATAGTGGAGTTTGATGTATATAAATACCATCATCTATTGCATCTTGTATATACTTCTCTTTATCCTTCTTATCTAAAGATTTATAATACTGATGCATTTCATCTTCTTGTTCTTCATTCCATATTTCTATGTAATCAAATAATAACTTCTCTTTTTCTTTAAGAGTCTTTAATTCAGATAATTTAGCTCTTATTTTACGAGATGCTGAATTTATAAACATCTCATACAGTGGCATTGCTGTAGTTCTATTTATAATTCCCAACATATTAAGAATTAAATCTACTCTTCTACCATCTTCAGTTATTGGCATATCTTCATCTTTTCTTACTGTAGCAATAACTGATTTATTACCATACCTACCTGTTACTTTACTACCTTTAGATAATGGAGCTTCTCTCATAATAGTAATTTTAATATTCATATTATCATATATAGAATCTTTTTCTCTCCATCTCTTTTCAGTATCTACCATCTCCAATGCTCTTTTATACAAATAATCTAATTCATTTGTATAATTAGAACCAGAATCTCTTATTTCTTCACATACATCTATTATCTCATTATAATATTTATTTTGTGAATCAATATATTTATTTATCTGCTGATAAAATGGTGTATCATCTCTCTCTTCAGCATTATTATAAATAGTAATATCTACTACTCTACTATTATTACCTATATAATATACATTATCACTATCAAGTATAGTAGTAAGCATATCTGATTTAAAATCAAATAAAGTTTGCTTATTAAATAATCTTCTTGATACAGCTATTCTTCCTGAACAGAATTCTCCTAATTCAGGAATTACTTTATAATGCTTCTTATCCCCATATAAATTTAATAAATAATCATTATTATTTAAATTTATACTTATTACTTCAGAGTCAATAGATGCAAATAACTTACATAATGATTTAGAAGCAATGGCAGCATCTTCTGATGAAAAATCATCAAATGAATATGCTACAGTTACATTCTTACCATATCCATAATTCATATATTCATCATAAGAAGTAGATTTATACAATACATCATCTTTATGTATTATATCTCCTTCTTTAAGACTATCTATAAAATCATTATTATATGCGTAACCAAATGATTCTGTTAAATCTTCATGAGTTTTTCTATATACTACATCATATTCATCTTTTTTCTTATCATATACAAACATGACATATATAAATGGATTATCTATAATATCATCATACTTGTATACCTTTCTATATACTTCATAATCGCTATTAGCTTTTTTATATCCTGATGAATATTTACCAACAGTATTTTCATTATTAGTAAATAAATACGGTACATCTGGACGTAATAATGTCATACATTGCTTGACATGATTAGTGTACATATTTGCTCTCATAGAACTTACATAATTTGGATATGTAAGAGCAGTAATTCCTAGAAGAGATGGAGAACCAGTAAGTTCATCATCTGCTTTCTTTAAAGAATCTATAAGTGAAAACTTTTTTATCTTATCTCCCATAATAATATTTAAAACCCCTTCTTAATTATTTTTATATTATGCCAAATATTCTAATACCCGATTCCTGTTTAGCCTCTCTTTCTTAACTTGATAATTAAATTGTATCATCTGTTTCTTATTATGAAATCCCAATTTAATATATGTATAATTAGGATTATTTTTATCAACCTCATTTAAATATGTATCTAATTCATTATTACTCCATTGAGTTAATGGTTTATAGATATAACTTATTTCTTGTAAACTATTACTTTTTACATCATTATGTATTTCTCTATATTCTGCATTGTGCATATGAAACTTCCAAAAATTATTACAGTAATCTTTATATTCATCCATTACTTTATCTTTATCAACATCACCTATATTAGATTCAGCTAAATACATATCCATTAGTAAATTAATAAATTCTTTACTACTAATATATTTAGTATCTGAAATACACCCTCTAAACTTTCCTACTTTCAATTCAGTACTTGTAAAAGTTTGTATTGAATATGGTACTATATAAGATACTAATCCATTACTCAACATAATAGGAACTTCTATAGTTACTTTTTTATTCCTCATTGATGTAATAGGCATTGCCTGTACAAACTTATTAATATTCTGATTATTTGATATGATAATATAGTTGTGTCCACAATCGGATGTTGAACTAGCATCTCGTAATGTATAAATTGAACCAATTAAACTCTGATTCACGTTCACTAATTTTATTTTAAACCTTCCTTTCTTAATTTATTAATAATAGCTTCTAATAAATAATATATATCAGAAGCTATATAACAGTTTTTATACTTATAGATTATAGAAATTTAATTCCTCATCAGCTATCTCCATTTCTTCTGGAGTAATACCTGATAGATTTTTCTCCAATAGAGGAATTACATTATCTTTCATTATCTTAAATAACTTAGGATTATTTTTGAAATCCTCTGGCATATTTGTTAAACTAAATTTATCATCCTTATCTGATAAGAAGTAATAACCATTCTTATTACCACCTATCAATCCCATATCTTTTGCATATGCTACAGTAGATCTGACCATATCTATACCAGTATTAGAATCATAAACTAATTCTACATTCTTTAATGCTGCTGATACTCTTGATTTGATAACTTCTACTCTGACTTTGAATCCAGTAAAACCTTCATCTTCTTCATTATATTTTTCTCCACCAACAGCTACAAACTTTAATAATATATGTGCTAAAAACTTTGGTGTATTACCCCCAGGGAGCGTTTCCGTCTGCTGAAGCCCTAATATCTCAGCAGGACTCTTAACTATACCCATTTGAGGGTTAGTTTTAATTTGATTTATAGCAATCAATGTTATATTTGCTTTTCTAAGATACGGGAGAATTTCATTGAAAAATCTTCCTATCTCTCCAGTTAATCTCATTCTATCTGTCTGAGTTGATATTTCTTCTAGCTTTTCAAGTTTCTTAGCTTCACTACCATCTATACTCATTGTAATAGTAGCTATTGAATCTAGTATAATAACTGTAGGAACAAAAGCTTGAATCTCTTCTCCAAATTCATTCTTTAATCCTGTATTATACATATAATCATTTGGATTATTAACTTTCTCGTTATATAATCTCATGATAGTTGATTTCATATTCTCAAGAGTACAATCTTCTTGTCTTAAGACATATTTGCTCTGTAATTCATTCATTGGTATTCGTGTAAGAGCTTGTATTCTTGAATAATTTAAAGCTTGTTCTAAATCGAAATGTATTACTAACCCATTATTGAATTTTCTTACTATATTAGAAGCAATCTTTATTGCAGTTGCTGTTTTAGATGTAGATGGTTTTCCTATGAATAATACATAAGAACCTGCCGTAATACCTACACTAGGATACGAATACTCATAGTTTCCATCACTATCATATACATTAACTTTATATCCTAAATAATAATCAAGCACAGGAAATCCTGTGCTATATGATATAGTAGATGCATTAGTATCGAAGAAATCATCTTTCTTCTTCCCTTTAGCAGATTCATTTTCTCTTAATGCCTTTAATAAAATATTATTCGCCATCTTTATTTTTCTCCTCTTCTACTTCACCATTTTCATTATATTTCTTTTTAGCAAGATTAATAGTTTGTGGTTTAGATGAATCATCCATATCAATAGTTCTTCCCAAAACCACATCATAATGTCCTTCTCTTGAAGTTCCGCTAATAGAAATATTTTCATTATTAAATTTTTCTAATTCACTAATATACTTATAGAAATCAGTAGGATTATCAAATTCAACCATTACAGATATATCACCTTTCTTTTTACATTTATCATTAACTTCTTTTGAAATTCTATAATAAAAATCAGATGGTTCTATAGATGCATCAAAATGTAATCCTTGTATCTTTGCAAATGGCGATAGAGTTCTCGAAGTACCTGGATCAGAATTACCACATACAATAATATCAATATTACCAAGCATAGATGGATGAATATCTCTTACTTTAATACCAACTCCATTGCTATTCTTTTCTCCCATCGCATGAGGTCCCTTAGTTGTTTCTTTTAACTTAGACCAAATACTCATATCATTAACTTCATCATCATATCTTAAAATACCCGATGATTGCATTTGTTGTATTAATATATCTCCAGGGAATCTAAATATCTCAAGATAATTATCTGCATTAGCTTTTTCTCCTAATGAAATAACTCTCTTTAATCTTTCACTAAATTTAGTAGTTAATAATGCTGATATGGTTTCATTACATCTCAATCTTTTATTATTAATATCATTATTATCTTTTAATCTTAATTCATTGAAATGTTGCATTACCCATTTTACAACACTATAAGAACCACCTTTATAATACTCTGGTATTTTTAATATATTGGAAGTTGTAACATCTACTAATCTATCAAAATACTTTAATACAGTTAATCCTTTTTCGTAATTAGCTGGGTTAGCTAATTTCTTAATCCAATATGCTTTATCATTTAGATTAGTAAGATTAACTCTATTAGAACTAATATGTATTAATCCCATAACTACTGATTTAACAAAAGTATATTTATCAAATATATCTCTATCTACTTGCATATAACAAGAATTAGATAATTGAAAATATATTTTACTATCATCTTTATTTTCTATCTTTTCAACGAATTCAATAATACCATCAAGATTTAAATAATCTAAAGCATATTTAATTCCTTTACTCATATAGAATAATATTGCTGGAATAGTTCTATTAACTACCACTACAGTATATAATGGTAATTTATATTCTACTCCATCTATATCGTGTACTACTTTTGGTATTCTTCTTACATCTACAGGCATTAGACTCTTTAATGATATTCTATTACCCACATTATAAATAGACTTTTCTACCATCTGATATATGATATAATATTTTTTTCCTTTAATTACATAATAACCATTTTCATCTTGTAATGGTATTAGAATAGATTTAGATATATTATGTATTTTATATTCATGAGCTTTAGTAGATGGATTAGTATCAGGAAGAGCTAATTCGATATGAACTGTTAATCTTCCCACTCTATCATCACCAATTGCTTTGATACCATATCTTTCTTTCTTTTTCTTCTTTTTATCTCTTCGGAACACATAATTATTTATATCTATTTCCGATTCTCTCTCCGTATAATCAAATCCTTTTATTTTAATAGGTTTTAATATCTCAAGAGATTTAAAAGCTTCTTTGACATATTCCACTAATGGTTTATCTGCTGATTTTTCCAATAGAGGAATATTTAATTCTTTTTCCCATTTATTTATATAATGACATAAATTAGACCTCATTAACCTTATCCTTTCATTATATTTCAAAAAAATATACCTTGCTTAATTATAAATGGATTGAAGACTATATTTCAAATCTTCAATCCATCTAATCAATTACTCATGAATAGATGTTGCAGCTTGATCATCTTTCATTAATAACTTAGCTTCTATATTTGGTCTAATATAGATTGAAGAACCATCTTCAGTTTCCATACAACCAATATGAAAGCAACTAATGAAATTAATTTCAAACTCGAATTCACCTAATTCCTGTCTCTTGATTCTGACATAATTTACAGTAGCTTCATATACTGTAATAAATATAGGCATTACTAATTCACTAATACCGATATGAACATCTATTGATTTAAGATCTTCAATAACAGCATTACTAATTTCTCTAATAATACCCGGCTGAGTTATAACATTCTCAATATTCCATTGAGTAATTCTTTCTGTAGGAGTTGTAGCATCTTCATTTACATTATCCTTTACAGACTTATTTAAGTGATTCATGTAAATCATATAGTTACCCTGCTTCTCATCATCATCTGATGTATTAGTAGTATAACCAATTTCCAATCTATCACATATATTAATTTTAAACTCACTTAATTTACTCTCATATGATTTAAGAGTATTTATAATAACCTTGTAAGTTCTTTCTACAATAACTGCTATTAACTTCGGGTCACTAAGAGGAACCTTAAATTTCTCATATAAGATTTTTATTGCTGAAGAACAAATTGGAATTATATGCTCTTCATCTTCTACTACAAACTCATTATAATCATTTAAATACTTCTCGTCTAAATTTTCCATTTACTTGTTACCCTTTCTCTTACTTAACTATTTCAATATTTCTTTCTTCACCAAGCCATGTATCTGTTACGGCTAAGGCTGTTATTTCTGGTTTAAAATCTGATGGTAAATCTACATTCATATTAAAACGAGTTGTTTCATAACAACATCCATCATCTTCACTATCCATTGATGTATAAATTAAATTCATATATTCATCATCGGTATCTTTAAAGAATGATATAGATATTATAAATGTACCAATATCATCAGCTTCACTATATGGTTTGTATAACTTCTTAGTATCACTTCCAACTCCAATATAATTAACTCTCTTAAGCATTATATCATCTATTCGTTGGAATAATTCTTTACCTTTATTAATTAATTCTTCACTAATCATTAAACAGCCCTTCTATTATTCGACTTTCTCTCAGGAGATACGTTTCCCATTTTCATCAATATAGCCTGAGTTGATGATACTATATTAGGAAGATACTTCTCTATCTTTGCAGTAGGATTATCTTCTGTAGTATTAAATAGAATATTTGAATTTAATTTATCTATATTCAATATTACTACATGAGATAAACCATTTCTCTTATCTATATCTAATGATACAGTCAACTGTCTATATTGATTGCCTTCACCTTTCTTTTTGATTATTGAATTTACTGTAGCCATAGATCCATCTTTTGGATTAATCTTTGATACTATAGTAATATCAAAATCTTTTGAATTACATGATAATGAGATACAATTCTTAATTGTATCAACCAACTTAACTACTTTTTCATTTACATTTTCTTTTCCCATTTTACTTTCCTTTCTTATACTGGGAAATTTTTAATATTATTTAGTTACTCTAAAATAATATGTAAATAAACCAAACAAGTCATTAATACAGTTATAATTTATTTATAATTGTATTAAAGTACAAAGTAATTACAATTCACAAAGTTCTTTGTTACATTTGTGATTCTTGCTTACTGTTTACTAGTCATGAAACCATGGCTACCTATTATTGTCTTGATTTTGACATAAAAAACCTCCTTGATAAATAAATTTGTCAGATGCTTGAGTGTGTGAGCTCAAGCATCATTTTTTTTCTTTAATTACAGTTATTAAGATTATATACTTTTAATATACTATAGATACTAAATCTAATTCTAGTAATTCGGATAATTCCTCAATTATAATTCTCTCATTTTCAGTAAAAGAATTTGTCTTACTCGAATCTCTTATATCACTACCTAAATGACAACTATAATTACCCCAGTTAATATTTAATACCACTATATCATTATTTGATTTATCTATTGCTGCATAAAGATCACCCATACATCCATGATATACAAATCCGACATAAGTATGATCATATTTTCCTAATAGAGTTGTCTTTGTAGTTAGCTGTTTTAATTTAACTTTCATTTTCTATCCTCTTTCTATATTCATTTAATCTTATATTTTTTATTTGAATGGAAAACTTTCAATATTTATATCTAATAACATACATAACCCTTTAGCTAAATTATAATCAACCTCATTATCTTTATCAAAGTTTGATTTACTATTAGACATATTATCTATATGAATTTCTGCATTTAGAGAATCGTTATTCCACTTAATAATGTAAATCTTAGTTCTATTATTCACTTTCATCATACCTATTTTGTTATTGAAGATGAATGTTTTTTCTACTACAAATCCAAATATGTCACTGTACTCAATACCTAATACACCTAACTGATAATTATTATCGCAATTCAATAATTCCATAATACTTAACCCTTTCTATTAAAATTTTATTATATTTGAAATTGCATTAGTCTTTCTATTTATACCACCAATAGTTTTACCCTCATCCAATGTCTTAATACCGAATAATTCTAATACTGGTACAAATGGACTTAAAATATTATTTACAATAGTTTTATAATCTATATACGGGTCTAACCATTTAGGTATTTTTGTATTTTGAGGAATTCCTATTACATTCATTCCAACTATTTTTGTTTCTCCTTTACTATTGGTCTGTACAAACATTCCTGTTGTATCATTAAATATAGAATTCATTATAACAGAATATTCATGAGGATTTGTTATACGTAGATTATTTATATCTTCAGGTTTAAATATATTTAATTTTAATATACTTACTCTTGATGGTATTTCTACTTGACTATCTGGATTTAGTATGTTCCAAGCTGTTGTTCCTCTAACAGATGCTTCTGAAAATGGATTTGCATATGATGCCATTTCTTTAACAGAAGCAGTTGGTAAATAAATATTCTCACCACTTCTAATAGATTCTATTATCTCTTCTCTAAATTTATAAATATCTTTAAGCATTGATTTTATATCAAATTCACCTTCATTTTCTATTAGGTATTTTTTTACCAATCCCATAAATCTTTCTTCACAATATTCTGAAGTTGTAGATTTCTTAAAATCAAATCCTTTAATATCATATTTAGCAGGATTTAATAGATTTCCTTCTCTTAATAGTATTTTTGTAATATATCTCTTTTTAGCACTTCCTATTATTAACTTAGAGAAATAAAATTCATTCTTCATATTGAAGTTAGGTCTAAACTCTTCTGGTATATTAGCATTCTCTCCAAAGTATAATAATAAATTCTCTATTACATGAGTGATTATAAAAGCAATAGTATTAATACAAATAAATTCATTATTAGTAACTGATCTATTAAATCCATTTTTATCTATAAAAGAGAATATATGATTTACTAAAGTATCTACTGAAAGAATATTACTATCTGTATCAATTACAGTTACTACTCTTCTTTTAAAATTTCTGTGTCTATAAATTCTATCAAATGATAAATATCTACAGTATACATATTTCATTATTAATTCATTTAATTTATATAATTCTTTTTCTATACTACTAGGTGGATTAGATGGGTCCATAAAATATTCTTTACTAACAAATTTATTCCAATCCTTAACATTCTTACCTATAAAATCATTTCTATATTCGTCAGGAATTTCACTAAACCAATCTTCATCATTTTTATCCATTATAGATAAATTATTTACATTACTAAATATAGAATATAATAATGATTTAACTATTTCATGGTCTGTTATAAATTCAAATATATTATTCTTATAATAAATAAATGATAATTCATCTTCATCATATGAATATAAAAAATCTTGAAGTATTTCATATGAATCATCATTAGTATCTAAAATAGCATCATATAATCTATTAGTTACTTCTGATAATGAATGTCGTTTAATAAATTTATCACAATAATCAAAATTCTTCATTATTGTAGTAATCCATTCAATACATTCAGTAGTATTTAAAAAGATATAATTATCTGCTAATAATCCTTCAAATAACATCTCTGCTGATGATATTACTTGTTGAGCTATATGAGTTGTTGCTGGACCACTATACTTACTATAAAAAGCAGATGTTGCTAATCCACTAGCACCATAATATGAATTCATATTTATCTTTTCATTATTCTGCTTTCTATCTAAATCTTTATATTCATTACTAGATGAATCTTCTATAGAGAACATCTCTTTTTTATATGCTTTTCTTTGAGAAGCAAAATTATCAAGCATGACAGCCGTTGGGTTTATTGCTTCATGTTGATTTTTATAAAATGTACCATTTCCACCTATAATCGGTTTTCTATTCTCTACCCAATTTAATACTGATAATAAATTGGTATTTCTATTTTCATGTGTATAATTATTATCCAGAGTAACCTCTGGATTCTGTATTTTCTTTTCTATAGTTTTTCTTATTATATCTTCAATTTTATCTTCATCTATATCTGGATTCATTTTAATCATTACATCTTTCATTGAATCCACATATCTCTCTATAAATGTATTTGTTTCCATATAAGAAGCCTCACTTACACTTTATTAAATTTATCTATGTGTAATATTGATTATACCAAGTAATAAATGCACATTTACTTAAATTTATGCTTTATGAAAGGGTATAAATATGATAAAATCTTTTATGGATGCTTTTCGTAGTAATGAAAGAATATTAGAATTCCAAGGTCACGTATTCCAATTTCTAATAGAAGATTATCAAAATACTGATGGTTACGCTAGATGTATTATATGGGATAAAACTACTGGAGAAAGATATCATTCTGATGGATATGTTGAAATTGGATTAATAACTATGGTTACTAAATGGAAAGCTGGGTATGATTATACAAGAGATAATTGGGTTCATACCAACGAATTAGTCGTAGAAGTTTTTTAGTTCCTGAAACACATAAATAATTATGAACTATTTAAGAAAGGTGGACTACTAATAAAATGAGTAGAATTGAGGAATTACTTTCAAGACCACTACCATCTAAATCAAATTATTTTTTTGAAGGAGATGATTTAGATAAATATTCTAATATTGATGATCAGTTTGTGCAGGCAGATGGAGTCGAACCAAATAAGCAATATCAAGAAGATGATGATGAATATGGTTATAACGATGATGAAGCTGAAGATGCATTTTCTGGAAGATATTCTAGTTTTGGTAGCGATTATAGTGATGATTATGATAACACATCTGATGATGTAGGTACTGATGATATTTCAGATCTATCTTCAATAGATGATGTAGATAATTTAGATGATGATGATCTTGCTGAATTAGATAGAGAACTTAGTGGTGAGCTTGATGATGAAATCAATGGATCTGATGATGAAGAAGATTTGGATTCTGATGCAGAGATGGAAGCTGATGATATGATGTCGATGGCTGCTACTACACTTCTTGTTAATGATGAGCTTAATTCAGATGAGAAGAGAGATTTCGTAGAGAATGAATCAGAAACAGCTATTAGAGAAGGATTTATGACAGATGCTAATGTAAAAACTATTATTGAATCATATAAGTATGACGATGATGATAGTTACTTCTCTGAAGCTAAATATAATAAGCCAATGATGATTAGATTGGATGCTGAATCAAAAAAGAAACAGCTTTATGCATTGGCAATAAATGTATGTGCTGCTGCCAATAATGATGCTGATTATAGAAAGCTTAAGAAGCTTATGAAATTTAGAAAAGTTCTTAGAGCAAAGCTTGATAGAAAGTATCATACACAGGCAGTTAAGAGAATGAAGATTTACTTTAATAGACTTAGAAAGTCTAAATCTCCAGTTCTTAATAAGATTGCTGATAAAGTAAGTAAATAAAAAGAATTTAAATACTAGAGGATTTTTATAATTTCCTCTAGTATTTAATTTATCTTTATTACATATGAAGATTATCTAAATCATCATCTGTATCATCTAAACCATCATCATCTCCATCATTACCATTCTTTGGATCAGGTTTGAGTTTTCTTTCTTTATTAAGAAGAGTTGCTTTATTAATCAATTCTTCAATATCATCAAATTGTATCATAGGTAATTGATCTCTTGCCAATAACTTCTTAAATTCTCTTATTTGAGCATTAAGATTTTCTGGGTCACCAGCTGAACCCGGATCTTCATAATATAATCCAACTAAGAATTCTGCTAATGAATTATATTGTCCTATTAACTCAGATTTAGCATTCATTAATACTGACCTTGGTTGTTGTAGAGTAAAACTAAAATTAGATATTTTATCTTCTCCAATATTAGTAGACCATCTCATTATCTTCTGATACATCTCAGTAATAATAGGATTAAAATCTAACTGGTAATTAATTACTCTAGCATTAAACTTAGAATGATTCTGTTCTACTGTCTTAGCATAATCCGCTTCATTAAGATAATTTAAAATAGCAGCTGGAACACCAGTACCTGTAATATAAGCATTCTTTAACATCTCTAATAGATCATTATTTAACTGAATATCCTGACCTGATAATATTTCTGTTTCTATAGGTCTTTCACCACTTCTACCAGTAGGCATATAAACTGCATTACCATTACCCACCTTATTAATAAGAGTGGTATAAGAAAATAAATCAGAAATATTGATTTGTCTTGATTGTTGTAATCTTGCTATCTCTTGTACTCTATTAGCTAAATTCTTATCTAATCCAGATTGTTTTATATAGCTAATCTTTTGATCATTACTATACATAATAATACTCATAATCTTAAATAATAAAATCATTAAATATAACTTAGCATAGAATAATGATTTCTTAATCATAGATGTTCCATTACCATTAATATCTTCATCTATTTTGAATTGTACTATATATTCAGCAGGAATAAATTGCATTCTTATTCTATTCTCATTTAAGTTATAATAATTAAAGCAATCTACTATAGCTTCTTTAAACTTTAAATTATTTTTTAAGAATGGCTTATTAAACTGCTGTACAACTCTTTCTGCTAGACTATCAATAATAGTCTGCTGTCTACTGTGTTCATTAAATCTACTAAAATAAAGAGATGATGAAACAGCTCCTGATAATGGAGTAATATCTTCATCTTGTACATAATAATATCCTAGTGTAGTATTCATAATCTGAATAGGAATAATTCTAGTTGGTTCTATCATCTTCAAATAACAATCACCAATATCATCATATTCCCCTTTCTTATTAATCTTAACACCACCATCGGATTTATTATTTCTAATAACCTTTTTAAATAAGTTATTATCTTCAGTAACTACAGAATTATTTTGATTACTAAGATATTCTATTGATTCTATTCCTTCTTCTAAAAATGGAATAGGAATTTCATCAGTAGATATAATAATATTCTCCATTATATTCTTTAAGTCTTTTTTAAATTCTTCTTTACTTATTTTATTAACTTCTTTATTTAAACTATTACTAGTTTTAGTTTCTTCTTGTATATTAAATTTCTTATAGCAATCTTCTAAGAATACATCCAAGTCAGAAAGTTTATTATCTTTTCTTACATTATTAAATCCTTCTAATACGGTAGATTCATTATATCTTTTAAGAATTCCACTATTAGAAAGATTTCTTGTTTTCTGTTGATGAAATTTATTAAATAATTCAGAATATGGAACTACATACACATAGTATTCTCCATATTCCAGAGTTTTAGGAATAATGAAGTTTTTTATTTTTTCTAATAACTTAAACTTCAATTCCATATTTTCTACTAAAGAAGTATAATTATCAATCTCATCTTCATCAATATTATCAAACTTTAATGATCTATTTAATCTACCTTCTACAGTATCAGCAGAAATAATAGCATCCCTAGTAATCATTATAGCTTCTGATAATTCAATTAACTGAGAAGATACTTCATGTAAATCAGATTGCTGTAATAATCTATTTCTATATGCATCATAAATAAATGATTGCATAGTAGAATATTCATTACCTGTTAAATCACCAAACTGATTATTTAGAATATCTTCGGTAGCTTTATACTTATTATCTGTAGATACTATCTGGTTAAGAAAAGATGTAATTTCATTATCATCCTTTCCAGTAATACCAGTTAGCTCATTAGATAGTATTGTATTAAATTTATCGTTAAGAGAATCAACATCTGAAGTTCTATCAGTTCCATAAAGAGATAAGTTAGCTTGACCAATTAGATTATTAATATTAATTAATTGCTTTTTAAAGGAACGATCAGAATCTACTGAAGATGTTAAACTCTCTACATCTAGTTTACGATTTCTTCTAACAGCCATCTATTTCACCTTTCTTTCAAAGTGTATATTAAGCCTATGTTTTTAAGGGGTATTTTTCATATACGTATTTTTATAGTATATATATATATATCATTTTTGTGTAATAATAAATAAATAGTTTCATAAGGAGATTACTATGAAAGAAATAATTGTAACAAATGAAGTAGTTCAGGAAATTGAAAATATCTGTAAAGATACTATCATCGAATTCACATTTGATGGTGTTGATGGACGATATTCGTGTAATGAGATGGATGGGGAAACTTTGAGAGAAGTTTCATACGGTCTATTATATGCCAATTGGAATACCATTGATGGGTACCCAAATCATATCCCACAAACGACTTATCCTGAATTCATACAGGCTTTCAAAGAGAAATTTGGTGTAGATATTCCTTTAAATTAAGGAATTCTCTACAGCAATATTTTAAGAAACTCATCAGATTAATTTCTAGTGAGTTTCTTTTTTTTATTTATATTAATATTTTAAATATATCCATATATTATTTTCACGTAGTAATAAAATAGTTAATATTAGGAGGATAAAAAAAAATGAAAGAATTAATTATCGTGAGTACTGAAGTCAAGGAAGAGAATGAAGACAGATATTCCAAGATTATTAAATTTACATTCGATGGATTCAAATGTACTTATATAGCATCAAATTACTGTGGGATTCGGACATTTAATGTGTTATATGGATTAAAATATGCAGTATGGACTGAAGCAATCGGATGGTGGAATACTGATACTATATTCGATAAAGAAAAAGATAAAGAATTCCTAGAAGCTTTCAGACATAAGTTTGGTATTGAAATTCCAACTGTATAACTAAATTAATAAACTTATAGATGACCTATCGACTATACGGGGAGAAGGAGATTTTTATGTCAAGTATTAAAGAACTTTTAAGTAGTTATGATAGCAAATATTCGGTATTAGAAACTATGAATAAACTTCAGGACTTGTTGATGGATGACAAAGTGATTGATGCAAAAGAACTGTTGCGTAAACAGATAATATTATTATCTAAAGATGCATCAAATGAGACACTACGTCGTATATTACAAATGATGGATACATATCTAACCTCGGATAAAGAGGTTGATGATATTATTCGATATCATATATCATACACAAACATAATAAAAACTACTATGTATGGTACTCGATGGATATATGAGACTGATTATAATTTGATATCTGAAGTTGAGTCAGTTATTGTTAGTACAGTTGATGAAATAATACCAAATAAATATGATACGCTATTAACATATACGTCAGCATATAATTATAACGTTATGTCGGCGTTGCATAGCAACATAGACGATAAAATCATTCAGTGCATATCAAATATAATGGTGAGTATCGAATCACTCGATGTATATTTAGTACATTGTATATTGATAGAATATCACGATATGTCGATAGATGACATATTAGAATTATGTGACAAATTAGAGAAGGGTTCCGAATAGGAACCCTCTTTTTTTTGTATGTTCCAAAGAAAAAAGATAAAGAATTCCTAGAAGCTTTCAGACATAAGTTTGGTATTGAAATTCTAACTATATAGGAATCCTCTATGTCAATAATTTAAGAAAATCGACAGATTAATTTCTGTTGATTTTTTTATAATTTCACTATATCCGTATTTTTATAGTATATATATATATCATTTTTCTGTAATAATAAAAATAGTTGTCTTAATGAAAGGAGACTAAAATGAAAGAAGTAGTTGTAGTTAATCAGGAGTTGAAAGAAGTAAATAAGGATTCCGCATTAGAGGTTGTAAAATTTATCTTCAATAATATTGAAGGTAGATTTACAGTTACCACTTTAGGAAATTCCAATGTCTATCATCTGTATTACAATGGATTCGCCACATGGTCCAATGACCTTGAATGGTGGGATGCTGATACCACATTTGATACTAAGAAAGATAGCGAGTTTATAGAAGCTTTCAGAAATAAGTTTGGTATTGAGATCCCAGCTGTATAGGAATCTTAATATCAAAGCATTATTTGAGAAACTCACCAGAAATTAATCTAGTGAGTTTCTTTTTTTTTTATACTAATATTAAAAAAAATGTTAATATATTATTTCCATACAGTAATAAAAATAATAATAATTTTGAGATGTCCTATCTGACTTAACGGGGAGAAAGAGTACTTTATGTTTAAGAATTTAGTAGCTAATAAATTTAATCGTGGTGCAAAATATACTTTTGACTTTCAAGGGATTGGGTGCCGGGTTAGTGAGCTTCGTATGGATAGTGACAACTATGAAACCACATTACATTTTGGGAATAAATGTATTAGTTGGGGACGTATTGATAACAAAATATTCTGCGAGGGAGATGATTTCCCTATAAAAGAATATAAGAAATTCTTAGAAGAATTCCATAACTTTTTTGGTTACGATATACCGATAGATAAGTCAGTATACACATTATAAGAAATTTAATATAATACTAAAGAAGGAGTTCTTATATTTGATAGTCTGGTAAATGAAACTAAATTAGATGGCGATGATTATGAAATCAGTATGTATTTTGGTGATAAATTTATTAATTGGGCGTGATTTAACGGAGAAAAGTATAAAAAGATAAAGGAGATTAGAAATATGGTAACGAGTCATGAGTTTGCGATTGGTAAAAATAAATATATTTTCAATATTAATGAGGATGATGCTGTTAAATCATACATGATTGTATATAACTTCTCATATATTATATGGGATGATAATGATGATGGTGTTAGTATATTTGGTTATAATTTTCTCGAATATACACCGATTAAAGAAATAATTAAGGATAAATTTGGTATAATAATCCCATATAACTGAATTAATAAACTCAGTAGAAATTAATCTACTGAGTTTCTTTTTTTTTATAATTCTTCTTTTATTGTCTTCGGAAGCATTAATCCATTTGTTACCAAGTCAGACTTAAGTCCCATTCCTAACATATATGTATCTACCGCATTTAAAGTTGTTTTATTAAATACATCATCTTCCATGTCTTCTAGTTTAGTATATCCGTTTAATGCTATATCTCTCAGCATCTGTTGTTTCATAACAGAATCATCAGATCTAGCAGAATTTAATTCTTTTAATACATTAGGTAATCCCCAGTTAATAAGCATTATATTCTCCAAATCAGATTCTCTACCATTCTTATCTTTACCAGTAACCTGATTAGTAATAGCTGATCTTTCACTTATATCTGTACTAATACCATTTTTCTTCATTACTGTCTGCTGAGTTCTCTTTTCATTAAGATATCCTACTGGTACAGGTGTTTGAGTAACAACAGCATTCTCTTTATCCATAGTAGCAAAAGGAGTTACTACATTCTCATATAATGGTACATCTAATACTTTAGCAGCAGCTTCTATATCATCCATAGTAATTCTTCTTTCATAATCTACTATATCTAAAATAAGATAAGCATTTTCATTACTAAAGAAATCATCAAAGTATCTCTTAAACATCTGATCACTCATTGGTTTAAATTTACTTGAATATTTTTTTGTATTAGCTCCTGTTTTATCAAATGCATCAAAGAATGAATAAATCATTTTTTCCATCTTAGGTCTACATTTACTAATATTCTTAGAATCATATATCTCTTCAAGATGTCTTTTTAATTCTATAATACATTTATTTCCTAATGTAACATAAAGAATAGCAGGAACCATTCTGTTAAGAATAGAGTTAGTAGCAATAAATGTAGATACTTCTTCATCAGGTCTATATTCACTATACGGTTCATAACCTTTTGGAATAATTTCACATACAGTATTTTTTAAAGCAGTATAGTTAGCTATCTTACTTCCTACCTCCAATGGTTCGGTATGTTTAATATAGAACTCTATAAGAACTCCATCTTCTACTTTCTGTCCTTTAATAACTCCATACATATTAGGGTCTATTTTAGAACTTGTTTCATTACAAAGAATACCACACTTAACTACGCTATCTTTTGCTTCTGGGTCATACTTATTTAAGAAATTCTTCTTTCTATTTATTTCACTATAGTATTTACTTACTATAGTTTTTAAAGAAGGAGATAAATCATCTAATTCTACAGTAGAATATATTTTAATATCTTCTATTATACCCGAGTATTTAGACTTAATCTCATTTCTAGCTCCTTCTAGTATATTCTCTTTATCTTCTTCACCGAGATTTGCTAATAATGTATTTATTGATTCATCTTCATATGATGTATCAAACTGTATTAAAGGATCACCTATATTTATCTCTTGACCTTTTTTAGCAATATAAAATACATTAGAGTTTTTTCCTACAGTAGCTGGTTTACAGAAACACATCTCTGTAGCACAATCTTGTGACATTTTTTCAGTAATAAATGTAGCATCTTCATGAGTATTATATGATGACATTAAAGCTACTTTACATAATGTACCCATATTCATTCTACAGTTATTGAATTCATCATTAGTAAAGAAATCTTTATGATAAGCTAATACATCATTTTGTTTAAACTTACTACCAACTTTTAATTTAGTTTCTAGTTGATTAGATAAGAAGAAACCACCACCACCATTTTTTACTATATTAGGTGATAAGTCAATAGCTCTACATTTACCTGATTTATACTTAGCTATCATCATTCCTGATTTCTCATCATAATCTACAATAGTTCCATCTTCTTCTGCATTAATAGCAAAGTTAGATGTTACATGGAATCTACAAGATTCTTCCATTCCATTAGAAATAAGAACTGGAGAAGATTTCTTAACAGGAATAACGTGTTTTGATTGTTTTCGTTTATTTATAACCTATCACATCTCTGTGTAGCCAGACTATATCTTCTATTTATATTCTATTACTAAATATAAATAGCCTCCCGTTTCCACTAAATATATTAGTGTACTCTACTCACTTCTTCATATAGATATTTCTTCTATATTATGCTTTCGATAGTCGTTGAACCTTACTCTTATTAAGAGTCTTGGCTGCTGATTGTCTAATCCTTAAGATTGTTACACTTTGGTACTTAAGGCTCTAAAGAGTTTCCAGCAATTAAAGAGGTTTATACGCAACAAACTCTATCGCATGTCCCAGCCTGTTAGGATCGTCTATAGCATTACACAATGGCATAGTCATCTCACCAGCTGAGTACAGATTTACATCATCTAATTTTTCCAATGTATGAGTCGTATCTTCTACTATACCTCTAATATTAGTTATTTGAGGTTCCATAGTTAAAGTTCTTGATACACCAACTCCACCATCAGGAGAAGTATTAGCCGCTATTATTCCTGTCATTGATTTATCATAAGATCTTCTTTCAATAGTATAAGAATCATCCAAGTTTACTCCTCTAAATCCTTTAGTAGATACTGCGTGTAATTGCTCCATCTCCAAAGTAGGATTAAGAGTAGAATAATCCTCTACTGTCTTTTGTGCTAATATTTCTTGTATTACTGCATTCTGCGGTACTGTATATTTTTTAGCACCATTACTATTTCTATATTCTACATAATTCTTAGCCAATCTTTCATAAAGAATAGCAGGTATTATTTCACCACATCTTATTCTTGATAATCTCTGATCTATCTGAGCAGAATATTGAGAATCTGCTAATAGATTAATAGCGTATATATAAAGATCAATTATATTAGTAGGTAATTCTAATTGTTCTAATACATCTATTGTGATTGGATCTAATACGAATTCATAGAAGTTCATCAAAGCATTCTCTGTAATAGCACTACCATATACTTTAAGAATATAGTCACTATATGGTTCTTTAGTATCAAAAGTTGCCATAGAATACTTCTCAGTTTTAAACATTCTAAATCCATTAAGAATTAATGATATAGGAATATTCTGTTCATATATAAGAATACAATCATTGAATTTGATATATTCTTCATTTGATTTTAATTCTTTCTCTATCTTATCTACTACTCTATATTTAACTTTCATTAATTGTAATAATTTACTTAATCCTGCCCAGAAACCTAATAGCATACCAACATATACATTCTGCCTCATTATCTTTACTTTAGCAAACATCATTCTCTTAGCAGATTT